GCCCCGGTTACTTCCTGCCTGTATACGTATCCCCGGTGTTTCCCTTTGGTCAATAACTTGAATTTAAGTAGTCCGTTATCGGGCGGGGTGGTATAGTCTCTTATCTGACGGCCCAAAGCATCCATAGCCGGGGTGCCGTCTTCGTTTACTCTTAAAGTATATTGCCCGTCTATCCGAAAGTCCAATTCCCCCTCCAAGTGGTCAAGGTTTGCTTCTATGGTTTCCTCAACCGCCGCTTTGTAATCCGCGTTATAAAGGGAGTCACCCTCTGTTATCCAACGGTAATGAGATCGTGCAGTCATATTAATAGCTTCGGCCGATGACTTTATATCGTGTGGGGTAAGTTTAAGGGCCGCTAAAAATCTTCGCTGGTTATTGGTTAGTATGCGCTCCGGTTCTTTTTCAGGTTGATCTTCCATAACCTCAAAATTAGATAATGAGAGGTTAGAAAGCAAATCAGGCAAATAGTAACTGTTGAGACTTACCTATTTCTGCATTTTGGCAATTTCTTACAGCAAGATCAAAATAAGATGTTTTAAGTTCACCACCTTTTGCTCTACGTTTCATTTTAATAGCTTGGAACAGTTCTGAGCCTATGCCTGCGAACGGGGTATAAATAGTATCGCCCTCATTTGTCCATAAATGCAGTGCTCTTTCGATAGTATCTAACTGTAGTGGGCAAATATGTTTTTCGTCTTTTTCATCCCTTGCGCCCTTTAAATTGAGCGTGTTACCATAATCTATATCCATCCATACCGGGCTGGCCATCTTTTGCCATAGATCAACTGGTAGGTAATGCGGTGCATTTGGATTGGTGTCCTGGTTAATAACAGGGTAGTTATGTTCGCCTGGCTTCCTGAATACCATTAGATAATCAGGTATCCCGACACGGGACATTGAAGCATCTTTTTTGATTTGCTTATGAAGCAACCCCAATGCTTTAGTGCGGGTCATTTCCGTAACCGGGTTTTTCCAGATCGTTACCCGTGAATGATAAATAAATCCCGCTTCTATAAAAGCCTGCAAGATCATTCCTGAAAAATCCCTTAATCCTATATAACCCTCTTTACCCTTTTGGATAGGCAAATCCATACAATGAACAGCCACGTTACGGCCCGACCATAGTATTCTAAACAGGTCCGCTACAATGAATTTAAAGGCATACAGGAACTCGTTATAGTCTTTGGAGTTACCCATATCCTCAAGTTCACTTGAATAGGTGTAAAGTTCTGCAAATGGTGGGGAGAATATTGAAAATCCTATACTTTCATCTGAAATATTTTTGATTGTTTTTACGCTATCGCCTAACCACAATTCGAAGTTTTCACCCTTTACTGATTTACTTTCCCGTACTTCAATTTCTTTTACTTCGCTGTTGATGTTTTTCATAACTGCTTTTGCCATTGCTTGTTGCATGTGTTCAAATTGTTTTTGTTTGGTATAAATTGATTGGATAACATTTGTCATTGTGTCGGTTGTGATCAGATAAATATTTACCGGGTATTGTTGCCCGAACCTATAAGACCGTCTTATGCCTTGGTAAAGCCCCTCAAAGCTAAAATCCAATGAAGCAAATACTTGGTTGTGGCAATTTTGCCAGTTCATGCCCAATGCAGCAATTTTTGTTTTAGTGATCAGCACACGGAATTCATTGTTTGCAAATCCTAAAAGTTTGGATTTTTTCCATGTATCAGTATCCCCACCCTTTACCTCAATAGATTCTGGAATTAGTTTTTTTAACTCTTCACCCTCTTCATTTTGCTTTACCCAAATAATAAAGCTTTCAGTTGAGTTATTTACAATATCAGCAACTTGGCTCAACCGTTCAACTTTAGTTAATCTTAACTCGCTATTGAAGTTTGTAGCAGACACAGCGACATCATTAAATAACTGGCCGTTTTCGCGGTTTTCTGTTTTTATTTTATGCTCAACCAAATTCAGTGAAGGCAAATGATAGCCATCCATCCTAAACCCAATATCCGCCGGGTCTGAAAGCATTACAGCCCATTCCGATACCCATTCATAGAAACGTTGTTTAGCGTGCCCCTTGAGTCTCCATTTTGCCGTATCTCCGCCATCGTGAACAAAGAACATAGCAAGCATCTCATTATATGGCATCACATTTAAGAATTCGCTATGATTGCCTAATTCCATAGGGTCGTTAGGGCTTGGGGTAGCTGTGCAAGCGAGTTTGTAAGGAGTATTGGAGAATAAATCAATTATTAACTTTCTGGTTGCCCCGTCAAAGTTTTTAATAATTGAACTCTCGTCCAACACTACGCCTATGAATTTACTAACATCAACATTATGGAGCTGATCGTAATTAATGATACAAATGTCAGTAGTATCGATATTGAAGTGTTTAGCTTCCTGATATGTTTGATCAACTACTGCAAGCGGAGCCAAAATAATAACAGGTTTTCCAGTTTTCTTAATTATCTGATTTGCCCATTCCAATTGCTGAAAAGTTTTACCTAATCCGCAATCCTCAAAAAAAGCAAATTTACCCTTTCTTAAAGCGGTCTGTACGCAAAACTTCTGGAATGGGAATAGTAAAGGATTTAGTTCATCCAAAGAAATATTAAAACCGGCATCTACAAAAGATTTTTTCTTTTGCAATAGGAATTCGTCGTAAGTCATTATGATTGATTAATTATTAAAATTCTACCAGTTTTTTCGTCTGCCAACTTCTGCCAGCAAACAGGCATCGATTATGCCATCGTGATCTTTAGTCACCCTTTTACTATCCGACTTCCTAAAGTCAAATCCAGGGAATAATCGTTTAGCACAAACTAAAGATGTGAGTTTTGTATTTACCTGCTTTTTTGTTTTGCCCGGATCCAAAGGTTTGTACTGAATATCCGAATTTTGCCAAATTTCACCCTGCCATTTTTTAGGGGCAATTTTAATTAGTTTAAAACCATGAGAAATGACTATCGCCTCTATGGCTCCGCATACGAAACCAAAAGTAAAGTTTGATCCGGCGGATGTTCCGTAAATAGAATGTACCTCTTCCAAAATCAAAGTGACGTTCCATTTTTCTTTAAGCGGAATGAAAATATCATAAAGGGTTTTCATGTCTACCGCGTCACCCACTAAAGGGATGATCCATTTTTTCATTTGGCATTCGCTGTTCATAGCTACTATACCGCCGCTTTTGCCGGGATCAATTCCAACCCATAGGCGCGGCAAAGCATCGTTTTGAGTATCGAATAGATTCATACAACAACAATCTCCACTTTCTTATAAGCTACCCTGCCCGACACAATATCATTTATCCAGTCCACGATATGCCCCCGTGTGATTGTTTCCTTTGTCGCCTTTTTGTCTACCTGGTTCACTTCCTGGTTGTGAAGAGTAGTCTCCCCATTGAAGTGCATGTGTTTGATCAGGTCGAAAAATCTCAGGGTTACTTTGGGGTGTTCGTCTGTCACTACGTGGTCAAACCAAATCTTAACTGCTATATCCGCCTCGTTTAAAAAGAAGTGCTGATCAAGAATAAGATCAGGGGCCTGCCCGTTTACGTTCCGCGTTTCGTCGATAAGGTCGATTAATTCTAAACGGTTTACCGAAGCTACCGGATAGGGCCCGTTGCCTATGGTTCTGATAAGGTCAGATGCTTTTGTGATGAAGTCCATGTATTTAGTTTTTTTTAGGTTACATTTTATCCGCTTCGCTATTCAGCATGTCAGCTACTTTTTTAAAGGCTGGCTTTAAAGAGGCTTTTTCTTTTTCTGTCAGCCCCTCACTTGGGTTGCCTCTCGTGTTCTTTCCGTTTACGTGCTGCTGTATACCCCCGGTCTTGTAATCCAGGTCAGGACACAGGTCTTCTACGATGGGTTTTAGCTTTACGTACTTCAACGTTTCTTTTAATTTAGACATATCTAATAATTTTCGTTTGAGTTTTTAAGTGTAAAATGGCAAAGGATAAGGAAAACAACGACCAGGGCGACGATTAAGAGTAAAGGCGAACAAATCCACCACCAATTTAATTTAATCGCGCCACAGAGCCTTAAAATCGATAATATAATAAAAGTTCCGATTAAGCAGTAAAAACCTGCGTGTTGTTTTTTCATGTTGTCGTTTACCTGAAAAAGCGGGTGTTATCCCGCTTGAAGTTTATAAGATCAGTTAATAGTTATATTTTAATTTCGTTCATATCCATTAATTTCTTAGTGAATAGGTTGATAAAATGCTGCTGAAAATTGCGTGTACAATCACTAAACCCTGTTTTGAAATGTTCGTTTTCCTCAATAATTACAGCAACAAATTGAAACAGGCTTTTTTCCAAAAGGCTATCTGAAAGCATAACCTCTTTAGTATCCATATTCACCTGACCCATTATATTCTTATCACCGAATGCACCAAATATAAACTTCAATTCAGGGTGTATGGGATATTCACACACTTCTAATATCGCTAAACATTCATTCATTCGGTCGGCCAATGGCTGAGAGTGTATCTCGTAAAACTCGTTTATCTTATCGGCTGTACGGAGTGCGCCAATGCCTTTAAATTCGCCTGTCAGAAAGTTATAAACTTTCAGAGGCAAAATAATAGTTTTTGCTGCATCAAATTCAGCACCGCGTTCCTGAATGGTATCTACTGCTTTTTGATGAATTATCTTTGCGCTACCGATAGTCTCTTTCCAAACTTTGCCGAAACTTTCATACCATTTATAATCCATACTACCCTCGTAATGATCTTCTTTTACGTTTTCAAGAAAGTGGGTAATTACATTGGGTGAGGCATTCTTAAGGGCGCAAACAATCTCTCTCGAAGTAATACCTTTAAACTCTCGCAGTTCGTTTATATCTGCACTTTTAACGTCATAAGAAAATAGGCCCGGTTTATCTACAGTGTGGATAAGAACTCCTTGTTTGTAGATTCTTGTTTTTTCACCACCATGATAAATTCTGTGGTTTGGCCCGTCATACAACGGTTCGTTACCGTGAACGAAATAATTACCCCAATTATCAAGAACGGTTTGAAACTCTTTATCGATTTGGATATAGAAAATAGTTTTCCCATCTTCTCCTAACACGTCCGTAACCACGTCACGAATCGCGCCGCCTTCATCCAAAGCATTACACCAAAGCTCTCTAATGATCATCCACGCGTCCCAATCAGCCCCCATACGGGTAGTTATTGAGGTACGGTTTCCGTTAATACAAATTATATCAAAGTTTTCTTCTTTGATAACCTCGGTTTCAATTGACAATTCAATTTGCTGATCACCAACAAATATTTTAAAGTCAATGTTATTTCTGAACAAGTAGGCTAAAGTATATTTTAACCCGGTGCCAAATTGACCTATTTTATATTTGTCATTGGCTTTAGTGGTGCCTCCCATAAGAGCAACAAGCCTTATGTCAAGTTCACCGTCATTTTGAATTTTTAAATATTTCATGATTGATTAATTTTTAAAGTTAAGCTAAAGGTATAGTTTATATTTTATACTATCAAATAAAAGTTAAAATTTATTTATTCATTTGCTATTCTTAATAATACATCTGCATGGCATGGCTGGTCGAGTGAACAAAAACACATCAGGTTTTTACCTCTCAACAACTCTTTTGCTTTCTTGGCAGTAAACCGGCCCTCTGGAAACTCTTTTAGCCAATCTTCATAAATACTAACGGCATATTCGTTTGATGAGTCCTTACCTACTTTAAATGGATTTCCAAAAAAACCAGGACGGCAAACATTAATAGTGTTCTCAGGCTTTTTCCATCCTTTAACACGTCTTCTTTGAATTCTTATTGGCATAACTTTAAAATTTATTTATTCGCTGTATGAACTTATAGTCGTTGCTTAATTGAAAGTCGGGGTTTTCATCTATGAACATTTTACAGGTGTCCAACGCAATCTCAATTCCGTAGGCTTTAGCCATTTCACTGTTCGCAATATTTCCGGATTTTCCTGGTTCTATTTTTAACAAGTTCTCAAATGTCTTATTAAACATTTCGGTAAACGGTTTAGAATGGGACGCTGTCATCTGCTGTTTCTTTAATTTCATATTCCGCCACTGGAATAGTAAAATCCAATGGGATATTTGAACTGTTCTTTTTGTGCCAATCGTGAATAGGGTTCTGATCAAAGTAAACAAAACCTGTCAAGTGATTGATCATTTTTAATTTGACAGGCTTAAACATTGGCGTAAGCCTGCCCCCGGTTTCAGTTTCTTTTATTTTACGGACATGTATCTCAACTAAATTCCAATCCGTTTCATGCTGTGTAACCCGGTGGATAGTTAAAAAGTCATCCGCTTTATTAGCAAACATAACCCCCATTTCAGTATCAGCTTTTTGTGGTGCCTTTACAAAACCGTCCTTATCTAAGTTCCTGGCCCCGACTGTTCCCACATGGCAGTTAAGATAAATTGAAAGATTGTTTTGTTTGCCATACTGCTGTAAAACACTGGCCGCTTCGTAATGGTAATTATAATAATCCTGCTTTGATTTGGCCGGTATATCAACCTTCAGCGAATTGTAAGGATCGATCATTAGCATTTTATAAAGCTTTTTCTTACTCGCCTTAGTGTGCATGTTTAAAATATCCCGATAGTTGTACAAGCAGTCCTTAACTTTTATAATGTCGAAGTATTTTTTTATGTGCGTATGGGCCTGTTTATACTTCATATCATTAATTGTCGTAATTGGCTCACACCAGTAAAATTCAATCAACTTTCTTATTACACTGCCGGTAACGTTTTCAGAACTGAATATCAAACATGGCCAGCCATGATAAAGACTTGCTATAATTGAAAAAAACCAAATAACAGTAGATTTACCAACATTATCAAGACCGTTTATAATTACCAGGTTCCCATCCTTAAACCTGAAAAACTTATCCAGTTCGTCAATGCCGGTAGTCTTTCCCATTTCAAACGTCCCTTTACGCCACCTGTCAATATAATCTGCGTAATCATCTTCTACAGCGAGAAAAGATAAATCTTCATCTGATGTATCAATTACGCTTGGGACGGAAACATTATTTTGCCTAATTTCCTCTTCACGATCACCATAACCTAAATCATAGAGTTTTTTTGGAGTTAGTTTAAAATCACCACCACATTCTAAAAGTGTGTAAACGGCATAGGGAAGATAAGGTGTTTGACTTTCAAACTCTGTCGATGTGCTGAAAACACTAAACCATTTTTTTTCCTCATCATAATTGCCTGAATGATTTGCTTTCGTATCCCCTGGGCGGCGCATTAATATTTTAGCTCCTTTCCTGCCTACTGCCTTCCATCCGTGGTTTTCCAGTAACTCCACAACATCGGCCCGGTCGTTAAAATCTTCAATTGAAGTTAGCCCTTTTGTTTGTTTGCGCTGCTTAACATCTTTGTGGACATGTGGCTTTAAAACCTCATTAAAACTAAAGGCAACATTAAAAAGTATTTCCCTTTGCTCAACTGTGATCGTTTGTATTTTATCAAATGATCCGTAAACCAACTCATATCCTTTAGTTGGCCAGCAAGCTATTTGCCCCCGCTCGCCTCTGGTTTCTAAAAGAACTTTTACCTTTTCGCCTTTTTGTTTTTCTGCTTCGGTCGCGTATCTGGAAGCTAATTTTTGATTACCCTGTATAACTTGGCATCTGTAAATAAAATGATAACCCCCACTTACTGTTTTTTGAACAACAAGCTTAGGTAATAACGTAGGATCAAGTTGATGGACGGTTGACTTATAATCATCGTAAAGTTTCCCTGTCAGGTCATATTTCAGGTCCAAATCTAAAACCTCAACATTGCCACTTATTTCACCGCATACTAACCCTATGCCGTAGCAATTTGAAAGATCATGAATAATTTTAGTATTCTGCCATTCATTTACAATTGGAGCTTTTTTATCATTTATAGGGACA